TGTGATTTCCTGATCAACGAGGTGCTGGCTAACGCCCTCATTCAGGACCTTAGGGAATTCTTGCGAGGAGAAAGCGAGACCCTGGTAGGCGTCTAAAGCGCCTCCTGATCATCACCGCAATATTCGCTCGGTGCGGTGTCAGCGTGGAGCATCACCAGATCGTCGACTGGCTCTTGTGCGAATAGGGCCTTGCGACGCCGCTTGATGCGGGCCTTTCCGCCGTCGCGCTCGACCCGGATCATGGGAAACTCGATCACGTCACCCATGAAATGTTAGCCTCTATGTTACGTTGTGTTTCACGTGAAACAAAACCAGAACGTGATATTTTCTACTTGACGGGGTGCCGAATAAGTGTGTATAAATACACACATGAAATCGACAGACATCATTTCAGCCCTGCGGTCGGACGGTTGGGAACAGGTTGCTCAGAAAGGCAGCCACGTTCAGTTCAAGCATCCGACTAAACCCGGTCGCGTCACAGTCCCTCATCCGAAAAAGGACATGCCGATCGGCACGCTAAGGAGCATCGAAAAACAGTCCGGCCTCAAACTTAGGTGAGGCCGGAAAGACCTGAGCCACAGCGGCTCGCCAATATCCTGGAGAACACCATGCGGCACTACATCGCCCTAATTCATAAGGATGCAGATAGCGACTACGGCGTCTCGTTTCCTGACCTTCCTGGCGTGATCAGCGCCGGCAGCACCTTAGACGAAGCGCGAGACATGGCCGCTGAAGCCTTGGCCCTCCATCTCGAAGGCTTGGCCGAAGATGGCGAGGCCGTTCCTGAGCCCTCTTCCCTTGAAGAGATCATGGCCAATCCGCAAAACCGTGATGGCGTCGCCGTCCTGATTCCAGTGCCAGCCGAGGAAGTAAAAACCGTTCGAGTGAACATCACTCTGCCGGCTGACGTGCTCAGCGAGATCGACCGCTACGCCGAGCAGCAAGGCTTTACTCGGTCCGGCTTCCTCACCCAGGCCGCCAAAAAGGCCATGGCAGCGTGATCTCGAAATGCTGCGCCATCGCCAAGAAACGGGCGATGGGCTCTGTCGGGGGAGCAATCCTGCCGACCATGGCGTCTGGCGCAACTTAACCTTTCGGAAGCGGCCGGGGCCGGAGCCCTCGAAGCGTTGCGCGGCTACCATTTGTTTCGCCAGAACGTTTGGCGAAACCGAACAGTCGACCGCTAAGTGATTTGCCGGCCTTAAGCAACAATCTCGTCTTTGTTATTCACAGGCCTACGCGACTGCCAAAACTTCTTGAAGAACGATCTCGCAAGCCGTCGTGAAAGCCTTGTAGTCAAGACGCCCGCCAATCATCGTACCCACAACGCTGCTGGCATCGGCCTTGTACTCAGGCGTTTCGACGAACCATCGATTTTGACTGTTTCCGCGCTCCAAGAAATAGTCAATCACATGCTCTCGCATGTTGCGGAGGTCTCTGATTTTTCTGGCGTCGAACTTGTCTAGTTCTGAAAAGTCCACGCCCTGACGAATCCCAAGCTGCTCGCCCCATTCTCGGTATCGCAAAATATGGTTTGCAGCACTGGCCAGATAGTCTGCTTCGGCGTGAGACCTAGCCACTAGCAGACGTCGAGAAAGACCGTCCATCGTGGCCATATTCGGAAACTCGGTCGAATAGATCGCCTGAAGCCTTTGACCCTGCATGACACCAGCAGCTAGCCATTGGATAAGACCCGACGTACACATGAACTTCTGATCATCAATGCCCATCATATCAAGCAGCCACCACCATATCTGCCGGCAAGGTATGCCGGATCATGCCGAATAATACCTCGATCCGGCCTTTGCTGTCGATCTTGTCGACGGTGGCGATGAGGCCGGCATAGGCGCCACCGTCGGCGTCGACGCGAACCTGGTCGCCGCGCTTCCATGCTGATCCGCGCCGGCCGCCGGTCTGCTGAAGCCAGTCGTGGTGCTCCTGCATCTGCTTTCGGAAGACGGCCAGAACGGCGCCATGTGGCAGCGTGACGAAGCCGCCGCGTTCGTTCCTCATAACGTCGCGGACGCCGCGCGTCGCCAGCACCGATCCCATGGGCGCGCCATTGTCACGCAGGAAGCCGTATCCCGGGAACATCGGCTTTGCGATCGTCCTGGTTACCTTGTGCCCGTTCTTGCCGACGCGTCCGGTCTTCACGCGCCGGCGGATCACCGGAACGAACAGCTCGAGCCCGAGCTCATGCAGCCGCCAAACTGTGTTCAGATCCTGCTGCGGCTCCGTCAGCATGACGAACCACGGTGCGTCCGGCGTCGGCATCGGCACCGGCTGCGGATCGATCAATTCCTTTACTGCCATCATTTTCGTGTCCCTCATTTCGAATGATGCTCTTGTCTCTCGCCCGGAATACGCTGGGCGTTACTCGATGTCAGGCGAGGCCACTGTCTGCAGCGTCACGACACCATCTTCGCGCGCCATGATCCTAAAAGTCGCCCCGACCGGCCCGATGCCGAGATTGCGGAACAGGTCTACGGCGTAACGCACGCCGAATATCTCGAAGCATTGCGCCTGATCGTCATATGAAACGAAGTCCGCAATTTGCTGTTTCATGCAGCATCCTCTTCCTTCGGTGAATCCGTTCGCCGGTGGCCTCGTCGTAACCGACGGGAAATCGCCGATCGAAGTACGCGCCGGTTTTCTCGACCCCATCGACGGTGATTGTCCTTACCGGCGGCATCCGGACGCCGCGCGTGGTCCGATCCTGCTGGTGGCAAAGCATCTCTGTCGTGCCGACCTCGACGAATTGCATCAACGCCGTTCGCCTGCCCGTCTCCGGATCGACGCCGAGTTCCAGCAGGATTTCAGGAGGGCATCGGCACGCCGATGAACCTGGCGAATTGCCGGCCCAGCGCGGCCAGTGGGATTCGTTCCCCAGCCAGCGCTTCACGGCCATGCGCCAGTCGGCTGGCTGTGGATCCGCGGATCGCTCCGCGTTGATGAACGCGACTGCCGCTGTGTCGGCCCAGCGCTGCTCGCTCAGCCACTTCAGCGCATGCGCCACGTACTGCGTGCCGGCTTGGCCCTTCTCCCGAGCCTTCGCCGCGTAACGTTTGGCCCCGGCAATCATCAATTCCGGATCGACGCCGGTTTTGACCAGCGCGTCGAATTTGATCTTTGCTGGAAGTTTCGGATTGTCGCCGTCTCTGGCTGGATACTCCTTCCAAAACTCCTCGAAAAAATCACGCGCATCCGGCGGCGCTTCAGCGCCAGCCGCAGTCGGAGGTATGTGGTCCAAGGTCCTAGGTACAGGTCCAAGGTCAGCATCGACGCCTCGCGAGGACTCGCGAGGAAGAGACGAGCCCTCGACAAAAGCAGGCAACCGCGAAGCCGACGGGCGATCAATCTTCTGATGTTCCAACCACTTGACTATTTCGAGGTATTGGGACCCGTCGACCTCATAGCGGCGGATGGCCTTATTTCGCTCCAGCTCGGTAAGCCACCCATCGATGAGCCCGGCCGCGTCCTCGTCATACGGATAGAGAAGGCTCGCGAGCAATCGCGAGGCCGCGCGAGCCCTTCCGGCATCGTCTGCAATCGTGAAAAGTTGGACGAAGAGCAGTCGCGCGTCGCGGCTCAACCTACCGATAGTCTCGGACTGCGGTAATTCGGGTTTGATGGTGCGAATGCGGGCCATTTGGTTCTAAGCGATCGCCTGGACGTTGGAGTTTTCGGCATAATACGAGCGCCAAGCTCTAAAGCGGCGAGCTTGGAATTCCATCTCGGTGACCCCGGCAACTGCCAATGCTCCGGCTTCATCGAAATCAACCGGTCGGCCGCCATCACGCCTCGCGAAGTGGTTCCTGAGGCTGTCACATGCGACCTGAATGGCATCGATTGGGTCGACGTTGAACCATTCCCCTTCAAGTCGCGCGGATGCATAGAAGCCATGGAATGCCCGCTCGAATGAGGTCGCTATGTCCCGGTTCGGCGTATTGAAGGCGGCGATGTAGGACAGCCGCTGATGCGATCCCGTCTGGACGGATGCCAGACGCGCCTTCATGTTAGCCGTGATCCCAATCTTGACCGGCCTCAGCGGCTCGTGATCTCGCCCGAAAGGCGCAATCAGGTAGAGAAAAACGCTTTCGTCGCTCATGCCGCTGTGTCTTTCTCGTTCGCAGCCAGAAATCTGCCGCGGACGATCAAATGCCGCGCGGTCGTCCTACTCACGCTGAACATGCCGGAGACGATGTCCTTTGCCTCTTCTTGAGACCGACATTTCTTCCGGATACTGAGCGCCAACCGCGCCATGTCGTCCCGGTCGGCTTTTGAAATTCGCTTCCCGGGCCGCACCGTCATTTCTTAAGCCGCTGCGCCGCCTCGCCGGCGATCGCGGACCATCCGCATTGGTCGATATGGTTGTCGGCGCGTAGCGGCCCCGTATAGGCGCGCGCCTGCTTCAAGCTGGACATCATCTGCGCGACGTCGTGCTCGTCGATTGGCCTCTTGGGCGCCTTCCCAGCGATCGTGAGAAGCCCGTTCCAGAGCAGCGCAATGCGGCCCAGGCTGTCCATGACGTCGCCATAGGCCTGCTTGCGGTCGCCGCCGACGAGGTCGGCAGCCGACGTTGCGAAATCGGTTGCCTTCATGAGCCGCGCCCCTCGTAAATGAGCCGCGCGCGGCCGATTCCCAGTCCTGGAGCCGGTCCCCACACGTACCAGGCGTGATCCTCGGTGCCCGAGGAATCGCCGGGAAACCATTGGATGCGGTCGACCAGCGCGATCTTGGCGCAGAAGCGCGGGTTGTCGGCGAACAGGTCGGCGCGTGTCTTGCCGAAGTCGAACTTCGCGGTCAGCAGTAGCGCCACCCAACCGGCGCAGCGCTTCAAGGCTAACCTCGCAAACTTCACCGCATCACGATTTTGCACCCCGTATGGCGGGTTGGTGTAGATCGCGTTGAAGTTCCGCGGGTGCGTGCTGGCGGCGCTCAGCGGTGACAGGAAATCGAAGTAGCTGTCGTGCTCGCGATCGTAGGTCGCTATATCGCTCGTGACGACCTTGGCGCCGTGCTCACGCATCACGTCCGCCATAAGGTGATTACCGGCAGCAGGCTCCCATACGACCGTTCCAGAGCTAACCGGAAAATGGCGCAGCAACGCCTCCGTCGCCCAAGGCTCGGTTTGGTAGAGGTCGTTTTCCTTCCGTGCATAATTCGAGGCAACGACGGTCATGCGGCGCGGCGCCTCGCTGGCTTCTTGGCGTTGCCGACCGGTTTGCGCTTGGCGGTTTGGCGTCGAGTAGGCGGCCGCTTCTTCGCTGCCGTCTTCACTTTCGCCTTGGCGCGCGGCGACTCTGGTGCGGCTTCGGTCGCCGCTGCCGAGGGCTGGGCCGCCGGAGTCGGCTCCAGGATCGGCTTCATGAACACGGGGAGATCATTCGATATCACCGCCCGCATCGGCATGACGATGCCGAATGCGTTATCGACACTCCCGAAGCGGATCAGCGACGGATCAGCCTCGTCAAAGGACACGATGCGGATAGAAGCGTTCCGGTTGTTGTCCGGTGAAAGCAGGGTCGCAATTTGCCCAAATTCGGCGATGTACTTCTGATTGTAGGACGCGGGAACGTATTTGCCATCCTTCGCCTTTGCCAAGACGGGATTAACGACCCGAGACCAATCGGGGTATGTGCCATCTATAAAGCACGATTTCAAACTGCGATACGTGCCAACCGTGGCGATCCCATCATCGTCGATGACGATATGAATCTTTGGCACTACTTTCGGCGAGCCGGACGACATAGCCTTGCGATAGGCCGTAACGGCTCTCTGGTCGATTGCCTTGGGATGGATGCAGACAATCCTGGGCGCAGAGCACTCGCCCTCTTCGTCGTGCAGGCAAATCAGCCGGTGGCCGTCAGTGGCCGTGAGCAACACACCCTTTTCAGGGTGCGGTGAAATGTACACGCCGTTCAAATAGTATCTGGTCTCTTCGTGAGACCGGCAGACGTCGGCGGCACGGAACAGATTTGCATCGACTTCAATCAAGTTAGCCTCCCGAGCGACGATTTGAATGGAAAATTCCAGAGCGATAGACTGGATAGTTATGCTTGTGCTTGCCCGGGTCGGACTCGCATGGCTTGATGCGGCCGGTCCGGAGGATCACGCCGTCTTTGATCGCGCGCATCCACACGCCACCCCATGCGTTCGGGTGACTCGGCTTGACCTTGCAATAGCGGAGGATGTCGTCGACATGGATCTCCTCTTGCCGGCGCGCGACGTGGCAGATCGCGGCATACGCCGTCTCGGCGAAGTCCGGGCTTGTGAGCGCCTCCGCGAACTCGGCCTCGAGCATGCCCACGTCCCGGGCCTGCACGGCCTGGCGCGCGGCGTAGTCGTCGAATGAGAGCTGCTGCGGCTGCATCAAGCCCTCACCGAGCTAGCATTGCGCTTGTCGAGCGCCGACTGTCCCGGAGCAGGATCGCCAAAGAACGACGAGGTGATCGTCCGGGGCGCCTCGATGCGCCTGCGCGCGTCGTCGAGAACGTGCTCCGGCACGGGCGCTCGGGACCGCACATAGTGATCAATGCGCCCCTTGCCTGCTCGCGATTTCTGCGCGCGCTGTTTCGTTCTTTCCCTGAAGGCGTGGTCGTCGAGATATTTTATGCGGCTGATCGCAGCATCGCGTGACCGGCATAGCTTTTCCAAAAACACCTCGTTCTTGGCGCCGGCCTCTATCAGCTTGCGCGCTTGGGCCGTTTCCTCTTTCGTCCAAAGGTCCTCGCGCGGCATCAGATCGAAACTCCCGGCCAGTCTGACAAAATGGCGTCGATGTCAGCGCGGATCGACGCATCATTCTCGATGAGGCCCGCAATGCGGTCGCGAGCGTGCAAAATGGACGTGTGATCGAATCCGCCGAACCGCCGACCGATGTCGGGAAGCGAGTGCTGCGCGCAAACCCGCGTCGTGATGAAGATTGCGACGTGGCGAGCGCGAACGAGATGCTTCTCCCTTCCACCGCGCATCAACTCTGGTATGGAGATGTCGAAATGCCGGGCCGCAGCGGCTTGGATGTCTCGTATCGAAGGTCGCTTCATTGCCTTCTCCGCTAAAGCGATCAAACCTTCGAACCACATGCGATAGACTGGCTCCGGCTCCGGCTTCGCTTCGATCGGGATCGCCCTCGGCGTACCGTATGTCGTCGCTCTCGGTACTGCGACCGGCGTCCTCGACCTGGAGGCAAACTTAGCTTGCCTGGCCGCTTTCGCCTTCGCTGCAGCCAATTGCGACGGCGTGAGATGACGTCGCGGGTCGTAAACTGCCGATTGATGCATTGGCCTGTCCTCTCGCTACGCTTTGGCGATGATGCGTCTGCAATCGTCCTGAAGACGAAGAACGTTGTCCTTCACGTCTTCCGCTGCATTCTGGATGCGCGTCGCCTCGTTCGGCGTGACCTTCCCGTCGGCGATCGCTCCGCACATTTCGGAGATGAGCTCGCCGCTCTCGCGACCGACCGAGCCGACATGTTGCGCCATGCTTTCGACCGCGACGCCCTTCTCGTCCTTGACGAGTTCGTAACCTCGCATTTCCGCCCAGGCGCGCAGGATGCGGTCGTCGCCGGCGAGCGCATCGAGGTCCATTGCAACATCGATGGGCGCGAAGTCCTGCTCGTTCGGATTGCCATACTTGCTGAGCTGGCTGGCGTGCGTGCGCGTATGCTTGGCGACTTCGGCGAGCGTTCCGCCTTCCGCCGTCGCGCGCCGCGTGGCTGCTTTGAGGGCGAGGTAGTCCTGCTGACGGTATGGTCTGGCGTTCACGTTTCAGGCCTCGATGTGTTTAAGTTGGAACCGACGATGCGTCGCAGCATCTTTCGGCTCATGACCTACGCGGGACAGGAATCTGCCGAAGACGCATCGCTCGTTGCATCAGTTCGCAACGTGCTGACATTTTTCTGGTTGGCTAAGCTGCACAGAGAGAGGCCACGCGCGAGCCAATCGGCCTCAAGCGCGGAGATCGCGGCGTCGAGCTCAACGTCGACGGCGCAGGAATTGATGCGAGAGGGGATTGCCTTGAACGGTATGATACGTCCCGCTGTCGCGGACCCGGCAGAAGCCGCAGGCAACCTTTCTGAAAGCCGACGCTCTCGCTCGCCGACCAGGAACTCCCCTGCCGGGTCGAACTCAGAAGAGAAAGGCGACGACGCCGAAACGTCGCCGCTAAGTCCCGACGCTCGGGAGGATGTGATCGTCGGGTCCGAAATAGTGGGAGCCTTTTCTTGCACCGGACAGACTCCCCGACCGGCTGCGGACCCGCCGAGGGACGGCGGCCAGCAAGCTGAATTGGTTGCCGTCTCTCCGGCTGTCACCACTGTCCCGGCCTGCAAGGCTAATGTGGTTGGCCCATCTACGACCCCGGGATGGAGCATGGCGCTAGCGTCTCTCGCGCTTCCGATTCCTGAAAAAGAATTGACGCAGGAAAAGCTCGTTGAATTAGGTGCGGTCTCTCCCGCCGTCGCGTCCATAAACTCAGACGTTGCAGTCAGGACCGCGCCTGACTCGCCTACTCGCAACCCCGTTCCGGCGGTAGATCGTCTTACGGTGCCTGGGGCACCAGCCGTTCCGGCTTTGCCTTTGGTTGCTTTCGCTTGGGATGGGATTGCGCCGACCGGGTCACGAGGGGGGCTGGGGGCGTAGATGACGACGGCCGGCGCTGCAGCCTTCACTTCAGTGAGGGCTGAACTGAAAGATGGTAGATTGAGTCCCCGTTTCACGCGGCGTCTCCCTGCCCTTCCAAGCAGCGAATGTCTTTCGCGGCCAGGCGCGCCAGAAGGTCGAGCGTGACATTCGGGATTCGCATCAACGTCGCCGCGGCGACGGTCCGTTGCCAATACGCAGGCGGAATTGAATTCCGCGCTTTCATCGTGCGCGCATGACTGCCGGAGACTCCGACGGCCTCAGCGAAGGACGGGGCACCCCCAAATGCGTCGATAACGGAGGAAAAGTTTTGCATGCCAAATCGCTACAACAGGTAGCGATAATAGTCAACACAGCATGTAGCGAAAAAAGCGCTACGCTATGTAGCATGGCTAGGGAAGAGAAATTACGCCAGGAACAGGGGGCTCGGCTGAAAGACGCGCGGCGCGCAGCCGGGTATCGGTCGGCAGCCGCCGCGGCAAGCGAAAACGGCTGGCCCGAAAGCACTTACCGAGCTCACGAAGGCGGTACACGCACGATCGGCCAGGATGACGCCGAGCGATATGCGGCAAGGTTCCGGGTTCGCGGTGCCAGCGTGTCCGGGCAGCATATCCTATTTGGGGATGGCGAATCTGGGCCGGCCGAGCCGGCACAAGAATTGACAGAGCAGCGCGGAGCCCGGACCAAGGCCCAGGCATTGCCGCAAGATCACCTCCTCCAACTCGGTCCGCATACCCTAGAAGTGCTCGGCGTCAGCTTGGGCGGCCGGGATGACGCGCGAGGGCCCGATTTCTGGATGAATGGAGAGACGGTTGCTCGGGTTGCGCGGCCCCGAAAGCTCGAAGGCCGGAGGAACGCATTCGGCCTCTATGTTGACGGCTCGAGCATGGAGCCACGCTACTTCGCGGGCGATCTTGTCGTAGTGGAGAAGGTGCCGCCGGCACCAGGCGACGACATCGTTATCGAACTTAAGCCGCCACGGGGCGAGGACGACGCCGACAATCCCAGCTTCTTGAAGCGCCTTGTCGCGCGGCGCGGCGGCTTCATCACAGTCGAGCAATTCAACCCACCAAAGAGGCTCGACTTCGATCTCAAGGAGATCAAGAACCTGTTCCGGGTCATTCCGCTGAAGGAGTTGATGGGCTAGTTGGCCCAAACGATTCGTCGGCTCCCGCTTCCTTTAATCCCTGGAGCAATTGGGTTGCGAGCATCTGACTGAGCATTTTTTCAAGCACCGACACATCAATCCCGCCGCCGGCCTTCCAAGCGGCGTCCGCCCGCTCCAGCGCCTCATAATATGGTGTCTTATCGGCAGCGATCTGTTCTGGAATAGTGTTTGTTCCAGGGTAGAGGCTATTTGCCCGGATACTCAGAACAACGTATGAAATCGCCCGCGCTGTCCGACCATTACCGTCAGCAAACGGGTGGATCCAGTTCAATTTCCAAAGAATATAGGCGGCGAGATGGATTGGACTTTTCTCTGACCAGCGCAAGTTAACATACTCGCACATGTCGGCAACTTCGTCCGCTACGCGAAATGCGGGCACCGGATCGTGTTGGCTCCCGTGGATGGTGGCTGGCCCGTTCCGAAACGTGCCAGCAAAAAGATGAACGCCCTCCAGAGCGACAGCGTGAAGCTGCATGAGAATGCCCTGCCGAAGCCTGAAGGGCTGCTCCTTTTCCTTTACGAATGCTCTAATGATGTCGAGCGCCAACTCGGTCTGCCGGACTCCATTTTCGGCCTCGCGCCGGGCCTTCTCCTCCGGGTCGCTGATGAGCTCGACCTGCTCCGTTGAAGTGTGGCGCCCCCCAGCCACGACTAATTACCGATCGGACGCGATCTTGCGATCTACATCGGCTATGAGCTCTCTTGTGATCCGCTCATTCTCAATGTGAGTGTTGCCGTAAGCAAAGCTCCGCCGCTGCTGCGCCGCTTGGTCAGGAGTCATCTCGACCTTTCGAGCGCGATCGATGAGTTCTTCAAGTTCTTTTGTCATGTGCCCTTCTCCCGAGTCAGCGAACGATACAAACAAGCGCCAAAAACGCAAACAAGTTCCTGAGATGATAGCGCCATGCCCCGCCATATGGGGGTGAACTGTGTCTTTGCCGCGACATATAGTCAGTCCTCGCAAAATAAGGTTCATTGTTCTCCCCAGCAACTATTGAAAGTCTGACGGCACGTCACCAAACCGTGCAAGGACCATCGGTGCCTCAAACTCGCCGAATTCGGGCTCGCCGGTGATCGAGAACACGATTACCCCATCAGCACGCTCGGCGGCTCGCTCTCCCCTCGCCCGCGCCTGGTCGACCCCCTTGCAGCGTTCCACCTGCTTCGCAATCAGCCTCCTGCCCTGCCTCTTGAATGTCTGAACGAAAAGCTCCGTTACGGCCATAGGCACGCTCCACTGTGATGTTTCGGCCGGTCCCACCACGGGCTCGGCATACCGAACAGAACAGTCGCGGCCAGTATTCAGAGACCAGATTACAGCGGCGCGAACGACCGCAGTCGACACAACTAATCTTAACCAGCCCCACAAAACGCCCCGAGTGTTCTTGTTATGTTCCCATCATGCAATCTGAGCGGGAGCGAGTCGAGGGGAATCAGAAGTAGCGCCAAAAAATAATCGCTACATAGAGTGTTGACGAATATCGCTACATGGTGTAGCGTCTCTCCATCAGATTTTGGAGGGCGCAATGTCCGACCACATCGAAGCTTTCATCGATTTCGTTTCGATCAGCGCTTTTTGCGTCGCGGTATTTGTCTGCACAGCCCTCGTTCTGGGGCCGGTGTGATGACCGCTTACGAAACCATCATGGCCTGGCTGATCTTCAACGAGATCGCCCTCGCGGCCGCCCTCCTCCCGGAGGTGCGTCGCCATGGATAGCCTGTCCCCCGAGGTGGTCGACCTCTTGCGCGCCGGCGCCGCCGACGGTCTCGGCTACTGCTGCCGGCCCAGCCAGATCGAGAAGCTGTACCCTGCCATCCAGGCGGCGGAACGGGCCGGTTACTTGCGCTGGATTGGCGAGCATCCGTGGATCACGGAGGCCGGCCGTAAGGCCATCGGCGCGCCAACCGAGGCGGAAGCCGACCGCGCGCGCCGTATCAAGCTCTGCAGCGTTCGCACGAAGCTCGTGCCGGCCAAGCGCGACGATCCGCGGACCGACTTCGACTACCGGTCCTACCGGAGCATGGATTACGTCTGCACGCTCCTGGTGAAGCAGCCGGACGCGCGCGAGAACCCGACGTCTATCCGCGTCGGCCGATCGCTGAATAGCGACCCGCAATTTCTCGGTCCGCGAAACTCGATCATCTTGCCGGAGAGCGAAGGTCGCTTCGTTCTGGCGCTGATGCCGAGCTGGCTGCTCCGGCGCGCCTTACTGCCGACCTATCCCTACCCGCTCGACGACGAGGATCCGGCCTTCACCGCCGAGGAGCGCGTCGCCTGGAACCGTCTTCGGCAGGTCTGCCACTCGGTCAACGCCCGCATCCGCGCCGCCGGCCGGCGGCAATCCGAACGCTTCCGTTACGGGGAATCCGCATGAACAAGCATGTCGCTTCGGTCGTCCCTTTCCGCCGTCCGCTGGAGTCGATGCGCCGAGATGAGATCGTCGATTGCATGGCGTCGCACCTGGTCGCCGCGATCTTGCACGATGGCCTCGATACGTCCTCGGACCGTGACGTGATCCATTGTCTACTCAACACGCCCGAGCGGTTTCAATCCCGCGTCGTCCTCAACCACTTCGACGATGCCCTGGCTGAGGCCAAGCAGATCCTGATCGCGAAAGAAATGGGCGAGGCCTGATATGGACCAGGGTCTCGTCGCCATGCTCGCGCTCATTGCGCTTGCGCTGTTCGCCGTCGGATACGGCATCGGCCTGGTCGAAGGTTTGAGCCGACGCGCCAGGGACATGGATATCCACTCGCACGGGGATAACCTCGAGCAGCGTGCGAGGCGCGTGCAATGAGCGCAGTTCGCCCACGCCACCCCCGACAACGAGACGAAGCGCATCTGCGCTACGTCCGCGCGCAGCCGTGCTGCATCGGCTACTGCAACCGGCCGGCCGAGGCCGCGCATATCCGCATGGGATGTATCGCGATCGGAAAGCTTCCGACCGGGATGGGCGAGAAGCCAGACGACAAGTGGACCGCGCCTCTTTGCAACTATCACCACCAGTCCGGAGCGCTGGCGCAGCACCGGATCGGAGAGGAACGGTTCTGGCGAGAGGTTCACGGGATCGATCCGTTCGCGCTCGCGGCGCGCCTCTGGATCGAATCCGGCGGCGCCATCCGAGAGTTCATGCAGTCGAAGCCGAAGCGGCCCAGGCCGATCAAGGCGCGGAAGCCGAAAGAGCAACGCCGCAAGATCCTCGCCGCGCGCCAGACGATCCCGGGCCGTCGCTTCAACGGCACGCCGATTCGTAGCCGTCCGTCTGACCACCCACCTCAATCGAGATAACAGATGACGACTTTTTGTCTCGAATTGCGATCTACCGCCAACTGGAGCGATGTCCGCTACCGCGAGTACACGACCAGTTCGCGCAAGGCTTCACTTTTCAAGCTTGTCCCCCGCATCAACTTCACCGACAGCGGCCACGGCATCGTTCCCGTTGTCCGCGAGCACAGCGGGCGCAAAGAGCCTCGCAACATGCTGCTCGCTGATCATGTGCGGGATTCTATTGTCGCCATGAACAAGCCGGCACCGCGCAAAGCCGTCCAGGCCGTGAACAGCTTCGATCTCCTCGTGGCTGCGCTCGAAAAGATCGCATGTCGCCACGTCACCGAACAGCCGCTCTGGTGGCAGGAAGAAGCCCGTCGCGCGCTGGCAGCAGCAAAGGGAAATGGGGAGGGTTAGATGTCACAGCGTGATAGCGGATACGAGCGCAAGGAGCGCGACCTGTACGAAACGCCGGAGTGGGTGACGGATTGCGTAATCGACTACATAGACGTGAACCGCTTCGTTTGGGAGCCGGCCGCAGGATCAGGTAAAATGGTCACTGCGCTCAGAAAGCACGGCATGAATGTCTGGGAATCGGACCTCGACGAAGGCCTAGATTTCCTTGCATTTTCATCCCTGCCGAATGATGTCACGACGGCGATCGTTACCAACCCACCCTACAATCTCGCTCAACAATTCATTGAGCATGCGCTGCAGCTGACGAAGCCAGTCAAGGGCACCGTCGCCATGCTCCTTCGTACCGACTACGACCACGCCAAATCACGCCAGCATCTCTTCGGCAAGTGCGACCAGTTCTGGATGAAGATTGTCCTGACGAAACGCATCAAGTGGTTTGCGGACTCGAAGGGTCAACCATCGTTCAATCACGCATGGTTCATTTGGCAATGGGCCGGTGGGGAGGCGCCAACGCTGGCGTATGCCCCATGATCCTCTTCCTCCTCACCCCCAGCCTTGCAGTATCCGTCTTTATCTACCTGGCTTATCGGGGAAACAAGGACGCGGTGACGATGGCGGTGGTGGTTGGAATCGTGTGGCCTTTTGTTTTGTTCGACAAAATCAGGAATCCATATCCATGAGCGAGAAGGCGGAGTTGGAAGCATTGGCGGAGCGGCTTGAAAAGACTGCGCGGTACAGTTTTGACGCCGCGTTGATGATGCGTGCGTCTGCCGCCCTCCGTCTCGCGGCCAGCCAACCCGCTGCGCCTGGGCCATCCATGAGCGAGAAGGCGGAGTTGGAAGAGTTGATAGAGCGCTTAGAGTCCTGCGCTGCAAGGCTTGAAGAACTCAAAACATTGCCAAAGCCCTACGACCTTTATTACGCGATCAAGAATGATGGGGCTGGCTGGAGTTATGCATGCGCAGGCATCGGTGTTTCGGATGTCCGTGAAGCTGCCAACGCCCTCCGTCTCGCGGCCAGCCAACCCGCTGCGCCTGGTGGCGAGGCGGTGGCGTGGCGAGAGGCTCCGCACTACCTGGGGTGTATTCATAAGCGCCTTGTCCAGCTTTACGAAGAGCACCCCGACGACCATCGACTGCGAGAGCAGATTTCCGATGAAGTTGATTGGCTTTCCGCGGCTATCGCCGCCTCCCGCTCCGATGCCCGCCAAGCCACGATCGAGGAAGCGAAGCCTATTGCATGGATTGCCATGCACCCGGAGCGCGGTCTGAATTTCGGGACAATTGACGACGCGCCACAACGTGCAGCATCTCGCCTAATGATGACCGGGGTCGCGGGAAACCACGGCTGGGAAATCGTCGCGCTGTCTCTCGCCTCCAAGGCCCAGCCATGAGCGTCTGGCTTTTCGAGCGTTTCAGGAATCCGGTGCAGTGAATGTGCTCGATCTTTTCTCAGGAATTGGCGCCTTTAGCCTCGGACTCGAGCGCTCCGGATTCCGCACAGTCGCATTCTGCGAAATCAACCGATTCTGTCGAAGCGTCCTCGCCAAGCACTGGCCTGGCGTCCCGATCTATGACGACGTGCGCGCCCTTACAGGCGTCAGGCTACGATCAGATGGCATTTCCGTGGATGCAATCGCAGGAGGCTTCCCGTGCCAAGACATTTCTGCCGCCGGCAAGGGGGCTGGCATCGAAGGAGCGCGCTCCGGGCTTTGGTCCGAATACGCACGCATCATCGGAGAAACCAGACCCCTTCTCGCAATTATTGAGAACGTACCTCGCCTCCGAACTCTCGGCGCTGACCGAGTCATGTCTGATCTGGAAGAACTTGGGTACGCCGGAGAGCCGTTCGTGGTGGGTGCTCTCCATGCCGGCGCCCCCCACAGGAGACAGCGCGTCTGGATTGTTGCCTACGCCAAGCGGCGTGAGCGGCGGGAAGAACCACACCGTTGGGCGCCTGGACGAGTGGGGAGGCCGCAGCAATCCATTCCGTGGGACCGATCTTGGCAAGATACGCTGTGCGAGCTTCGAAGAATGGATGATGGGTCTTCCTATCGGGTTCACCGACTTGACGCCATCCGAAATGCCGTCACGCCCATCATCCCAGAGCTCATCGGACGAGCAATCATGAAAGCAATGCACCAATGAGCTTCTACCCCACCGGAACATTCACGCGCGCACCACAGCCCTACTACGCCAAGGACTGGGACAAGCAGCGCCTCCGCATTCAGCGCAAGGCACGAAGAAAATGGTTCGTGAAGGTGTGCTGGGTGGTGTGCGTTGTCACGGTCGGTTGGTTCGTGGCGGGGCGATAGGAGGTACTTGGGAATGAGCAGATTCAATCTACCGGCCGAGGCAGCAGCGATCCGCCTTTGCAAGGTCGTCAAAGGCGATCTGATTTTATGTGAAGCCGTTATATTCGAGGACGGCGTCAGCGCAGTGGACACCATTCTTCGGCGAGCCAGCCTAAGCGGCAATGTCGGGCCAGTGGGCGACACTGGCGACTATTGGGCAGACCTGTTGAACGCCGAGGCCGACACGATCGTAGAAACCGTGGCGCTCGATCGAAGGGCCTGGAACGCGATCAAAAATCAATGGGCGCGCTGTCGGATCGAGGTGCCGTTGCGGGCGCGGGCGGCTGTTGCTGGATTGCGCTGACCCGTGTGGGGCGCCTGGGCAGTTATTGATTGGGAGTGGAAGAATGAGCGCTAAGGTAAGGGGCGCACCACAGCAATGCGAGCGGTGCCAGGGGAATGGGGAGATCGTCATAGACTGGGAGAATTACTTACGTCCATCCAGCTTGGCGGCAGAAGAAGGCAGCGTTGCTCAATGCCCTGATTGTAATGGCTCTGGAGTGATCGAAGATGACTGAATCCAAAGGCATCGAGGGCGAGGCGCTGCGGGAGTGTCCGTTCTGTGGCGAGAAGGAAATATTTCTGAATGATCCCACGCCGCATCATCGCTATGGGTCGATCAACTGCCCTGCGTGTTTGGTGGTGATGCCCGGAGACGTATCTGATCAGAACGAACTTATTGGCTGCTGGAACACCCGCGCCAATCTCCCACACCAGCCAGAGGATACGGCGCCAGGGGTCGCGCTGGAGTTGGCGAAAAGTCTGGCCTATCGATTGCGAAACTATCGCGGCGGGGGACAAAACACTCCAGAGATAATGCGTGAGGCTGCGGATTTGATCGACGCCCTCCGTCTCGCTGGATCAGGACACGCCCCAGCACCCGATACCGCCGTTCCCGCCGCTCCAGATGGAGACGGGACGGTGCGGGAGGCGTTTCGTGCCGTAGACGAAACAGACTGGGCGCATCTAGATCAATTCATTCCGCACAGCGCTCATGGCCGATTCTGGCGCACGGTATTTGCTGAAATCCGCGCCGCGCTGTCTCACGAAAGGGATGGTGGAAAATGAGCGATGTCGTCGAACGGCTTAACGAAGTCGGCCACTGGATTTCGGACAGGGTGTGGTGTCAAGACCCAATCGCAGCCGCCGCTCAGCGCGAGATCGAATCCCTCCGCCTCAGACTCTCCACCATGGAGAGGGGATGGCAGCCGATCGAGAGTGCGCCGAAGGATGGGACGCGCATTCTTGTTCAACTGAAGAACCCGCTTCCAGTTGAGGGCAGAGACGACCTCGACCATTGGTACGGTGTCCCGTTCGTCGCCAGGCATCCTGGATTGGCAAGAAACGGCTTCGACATCGGCTGGCAATTCGCTGCGCCGGTTGGGCAAGGTGGCTTTCCGGACAAATGGATTGCAGGCTGGATGCCCCTCCCCGCATCTACGGCGGATGGTGGTGAATCCCCCGCCCTACCTGACGGCTCGGAGAATGAAGGAGGTGAATCGTGAACAAGCCCTTCGATCCGTCCGACCCGGAAGACGCCATGTCGGAAATGTTCCGGCTTCAAGTGACAGACATGGCTCTAGCCGCGTACAAGGTTGCCATTTATCGAGACCTGGATACGCAACAGCAACTCGAATGCTTTGTAGCTGGAGCACTCACAGGAGTAGTCGGCGTTTGCCTGGCAAGCATCAGATCAGAGGGCGCTGACGCCATGGTGGAATATCTTGGTCAGTGTCTTCCGATCGCTCGCAAGATGGCGGAAAGCATTCAGGATGGGGGCATAAACCGGCATGACATTCCCGCCCAACCTGAAGCGGGGGAGAAGACGTGACGAGAGCCATAGTCTTCACCCAGGCTCAAGTGCGCCGCGCGGTCAAAGCCGCCGAGAGTGCCGGGCTTACCGTGCGCCGGGTGTCGATCAACAAGGACGGCTCGATCGTGGTAGACAGCGGGGAATCTGCTTCTGTTCCCGTTGACAGGCCGAAAGGCAGCCCAGCAGCATCGTGGGATGATGTCTGATGGGGCGGGAAATGACAAAACTTCCACTCAAGTACGTCAATGAATATACCGACAAGACCGGGAAACGGCGTCGATATTTCCGGCGTGGCGGCAAGCAACTGGGCGCGCTGCCCGGCGAGGTTGGTTCTGCGGAGTTTATGACGGCCTACGCCGCGTATCTTGCGGAGAAGCCGAGCGCAGCCAAGAAGCCCCTGTTGGCGGATTCGCTGGCCAAGTTGATCGTGGAATACTACGGCTCGCGGCCCTTCCTGGATCTCAAGCCGTCGTCGCGCCAGCTCTACCGCTATGCCCTTGATCCGCTGTCGAGGGAACACGGGCACCGGTCGGTCTCCGAAATGACCCCCGAGGGGATCGAGCGCGTCATCAATCGGATCGGCGCCAAGCGTCCCGGTATGGGCAACCTCACCCGCGCCGTTGTCCGCAGCCTGATGAAGTATGCCGTCAAGGCGAACTGGAGAAAGGATAATCCCGCAATCGGGATTAAGCCCTTTCGCCAAGGCGAGCACCACACGTGGAACGACGCCGAGCTGAAGCAGTTCGAGGCCAAATGGCGCCTGGGAACGCGTCAGAGGCTCGCCTATGCGCTGTTGCTCTACACGGGCCAGCGCGTCGGCGATGTGGCGAAGATGAAGCGGGCGGACCTTGCTGAGGGTATGGTGCACGTTATCCAGGACAAGACCGGCGCCGAGCTCTACGTGCCGATCGCGCCCGAGCTAGAGGCGGCCATGAAGGCTTACCCGGCGAAGGGGCTAACCCTGATCGGGGACCCGAATGGCCGGCCGTTGAAGCGGGCTGCGCTGTCGGCGCTGATGCGCTCAGCAATCCGAGCCGCCGATCTGCCGCCGCGGTGCGTCAGCCACGGGCTGCGAAAGGCCGCGATGCGCCGGCTGGCGGAAGAAGATGCGACCGCGAAACAGATCGCCTCGATCTCCGGTCACAAGACCTTGAAGGAGATCGAGCGCTACACGAAAGCGGCCGATCAGAAGAAGCTCGCACGGGCCGCGATGGACAAGCTGCGGGGCAAAAAGTGA